AGTGTACGAAATACTGACGCTTACGCTTGAAGATATCTTCCATCTCGTAGTTACGACGGATAGATAAGATCGAACCAGACGAATCGTCTAGTGTAACGATGTATGGGAGCTTGATTCCAGTAGGCTCTTGAGTCTCCGGATCCATGTCCTCGAACCCCTCAAGGTCTAAATCAACGTGCATTTCCAAGATATTAAGCACATCATCGCTATAATTCTTAGATAATCCCTCTAATTCATTTACTTTCTGGCGTACTTGATCCTCTTCAACATCCTCAGATGCAGACAGATCAACGTCACGATACATCCCTGCGTACTGCATTTTGATAACATCGTTGAGATCCATGCGTAAAACGTGGGTCACACGGCTAGCTGTTGCTAAATCAGAAGCAGCGTATGAAACAACAAGGTCTTGTGCCGGAATAAACTTAGCTATAGCGCGTTGTTTCGTTGGATCGAAGTACACTTTCTTAAATGTTGAACCTGATAGCGGCAAATAAAACAGCATCTGATCCATATCGGGATCGTACTCTTCCATGATCTCCGTGATCTGGTAGTTCATGAAATCTTTTACACGTCTAGCCTGCTCTTCTCGTGCGCGGTCTTTAAGTCCCAGGACCGCGGTGCGTACTGGTCCGCCCGATGGCAAGAGTTCTTTGTATGCCTGTGCTTGGAACTGGGTTACGCTTTCACTAATCATAGGATGCGTAATGCCAGAAGCCCCTTCAAACGGAGTAGAGCGGTCTTCCGTCTTAATTCCTAATAGGTCTAGGCCGTTGGTGTATGCATCTTCCCATTCAGAACGAGAGGACAAATCATCTTCGTACATGCTACGCAGATCAGAGGACAGTTCGCCCAAGACCCCGTCCTCTAGGAACTCAGAGAGGTTCGCGTCAAACGGAATAAGATCTTCTTGGCTTAGTCCTTCTAAACTATTGAAGTCTATAGGCTGTACGGTTGCGCCGCCCATCCCGTCTTCTATAATTTCAGCACCGCCTGGAAACTCCATCGGTGCGTCTACTGATACTTCTAGTTCGGGAAGTCCCGCTGTGTCGTCGAGGTCAAGACCTGATGCGACCATGTTAGGTGGTGTTGCCATTAATAATACTCCCGTTTACGGGGCCTCCATTCATCGTCTTGTGTGTCTTCTCCGTGAAGAGAGATAAATCCACCTCGACGGAAACGCATAAGTGCTAGTGTCATACTATCACAATAATCATCGTTGTCACCATTAGGAAACGAAACAACTTCTTCAATCACTTCGTCTGCAAATTTCTTGTCGTCTGGTGCCCATACCATTCCCGCTTCAAATAGCGGTGCAACCATGTGCATCCTGGTCACCTTATCACTTCCTTTGCCCGGTGAGAACCCCAATGCGGGTATTCCGCGCAGTCTAAGTTCGTCAATAAGCGGTGTACCTGTCGCTTTTGCCTCTACCAACACCATATCAGGCTCCCAATACTCGTGTTCTTCGAAGGCAATCTCCTTGAGTTCTGGGAAATTCCAACGACCACGTCGTGCATCTAGCAGAATTATGTTGTCAGGTCCACCATCCTCTGGTTTGAAGATGCCCCAGGTGGTAATAGCAGAGTAATCCGCTGTTTCCTTCTTGGAAAACGCTGTATCGTAGGACTGTAGGATGTAATCGATCCTAGGAATCTTCTCTTCTTCCCACGCATTCCACCATTCACGCTTAATTATCGCCGATTCGGAGCCAGTAGGGTTCTGTTGCCACTGCGCGTTCCATTTGCCCACGGGCAGAGACGCTTTGATGGACAATAAGGCGTTCTTTTCCCAGAATTCTGGCCATAACGGCTTGTCACTAGGCAATATCGCAGGAAATTCCACAACTTCCCACTTGTCAGACATGACATCACTGCCCTGTTGCGCCAATAATCTACCCGTTAAGTCCTTTTTACCCCATCGGGTCATAACAATTATGATTGCACCCCCTGGTTGGAGCCGTTGTCGCGGTCCAGAGGTGTACCATTCGTATGCATGGTCGAATGCAGTGGAGCTTAACGCATCTTGTTCCGAATGCGGGTCATCAATGACGAGTAAATCCGCACCACGACCCGTGATGGCAGCGCCAACACCCGCCGCGAAGTACTCAGCACCCTTGTCCGTGCCCCACGTACCCGCTCCTTTGTTGTCTTCTTTAAGATTTGTATCCGGAAATATAGTTTTGTACTCAGGGTCATCGATCAAGTCCCTCACTTTACGACCAAAACGTACCGCCAACTCAGTGTTGTGCGTCGCTTGGATGATTTTCAGTTTAGGGTTTCTACCTAGAAACCAAGCAGGCATCAAGTAGCTTGCAAACTCAGACTTAGAATGTCGTGGAGGCATGTTGATAATCAATCGCTTGAGCTCTCCTCGTGCAACACGTTCAAGTTTTTCGGCTATGATGCGGTGATGTTGCCCTTCAATGAAGTTATCGTACACATGATGAACGAAAGGCATGAAGTTGTCATGTGCTTGTTCGCGCAAATCCATGCGCTTCTTGGCCTCTGTTAAGGCCAAGATCTCTTTTAGTGCTTCCTCTGGGAGGGCTTGTAAATTCATGAGCGCCTAAGTGATGCTAATCCTGCTGGTGTTTGTGCTGCAACAGTAATCGGTTGTGCTGTGGGTGTAGGTACTACGAAAGCAGGTTGTTGTCCAGGCATAAGTGACGGTAATGTAACCGGAGCTACACTCGTGTAGGGCGACAATGCAGGCGCGGTATATGTTCCACCGCCCGTGGTCGGTGCATCTGGGAACGGATCTTGGAACGGATCGAGGACACAGGCGTTTTCTTCGCTGTCAAATATGTATCCGTCTGGGCAGGTAGGCTCTTCTGCGCCACCTTCTTCTCCGTCTTCTGCTTCTCCCCTTCCGCGGTCGTTGTTGTCAGAACCATCTAATCGAGAAGGGTCGCCCATCTCATATACTTTAGTATAGTCTTTAGCTTTTTGAGCATCGATCGTTTCGTCAAATACCTCTGCCGTGTCACTATGCTCACCAGTGTAATTGATAATGTTCCCTGCCGCATCTACACCCAACGCTCCGATAACCTGTCCGTTATCAAACACAGGGACTTGTCGTTCCCCATCTCCGTAGTTGGTAAATACACTGGCCAAGAACCCTGGTTCATACTGACCAGTCAATTTCTCATACGCACGGCGCTGATTCATATCCCCTAAGTAATCTAATCCTTGCCCTAACGGAGAAGCTTCAAACATTTTCCCAAGTCCACTGTCCCCGAACCGAGGCTGATCTAATCTTACTCCTAGGTCTTTAACAGCTTGCTCATATTGTTCTTTGCTCATGTTGCCTTTGTTGAGCATGTCCACGGCTCTACTGGTCAAATTAGAATCCGTCGCCGTACTCTGGCCATACGGATCAATAGCTGCCGCAATGTTCTGACGCATCATGCGCTCTTGGAAATCTACTTCGTCTTGCAAGTTCCGTGGACTACCAGGCATGTCTTTCGAAGTATCAAACTGTTTAGCAAACTTGTACAAATCTACTTTAGCATTCGGATCTAGCCCTGACGTAATCCCTGTTTTTTTAACCGGAGCAGAGCCCGCCGCTTTAGTCGTTGTACCAGAATCAAAGCTAAGTGGAGATACCGTAGAAACAGCCGTAGGTTCTGTGCCAAAAGTTAAGTTTGACGGAACCACGGGGCGAGAAGGAGCACGCAATTCGCTAGGTTCGGGGCCATCGGCTCCCGCAAATTCTAGCTCGGGGCGATCCTTAGACACTAACTGGATATTTTCTAACTGATCAAAAATACTTCTGTTGTCCTCTTCCGCTGCTCTTGTAGCAGGAGACACAACCACCGGGGCAGGTTTCGGTGCAGACATCACTGCCGCCGCACCTTTGCGATCACTTCTATCCCTAGATGTATTAACTACCGGTGGAGGTGGAGCAGGTCTAGGTGCAGGCTTTGGCGCAGATAAAACAGCCGCCGCACCTTTCTTATCGGCTCTCGATCCACCGCCACCGCCAGAGGATGATCCGCCGCCACCAGAATCCCCGCCAAAAGCTATCTGAGGTTTTAAAAATGAAAATAATATACTGTACATGTCCTAGCCACCTTTGTTCGGATAAACACCGCGCCGTTGGCCACGATGCGACCAAACCTTTTTAACTTCTGGGAACTCCGAGATAAACATCCTACGAAGATCCCTACAAAACCCTAATACACCAGAAGTGCCCTCGGGTGCAATCATATCAACAAAAACTAATTTGTCACCTGTTTCTCGCCGAAATATATCAGGCCCCCAATATTCCCGCGTCTCAAACTCCTCATCCGTCATCCACGCCCAGGTCACAAACCCCGCACACGATCCACCCTCGTTATGCCAAATCTTATACTGACCACTCTCAATCGCAGGTACCAAACGCCACGCAATCGTACTCGAAGGAAAAGTCGAATAAGGGAGGACCGTGGTCCAAAGATCAACGCAATCGATGAAATCTGCTTGCTTCGTCATAACAACCCCAAATGAAATTACATACAACATACTATAAACCCAAATGAAAATATAGTGGGCATTTTTTAGGCGGTCCTTGGTTTGTAAAAGGGGCAATGAAATTATCCCCGAATGAATTTATGACACCTTGTATATAAGTACATAGTACTTCGTACTCTTATTATATACGGGGGGTCGGGTCGGCGCGCACGCAAGATTTCAGAACCAAACCCACCAAGTAACCCCCACAGGGACCAGG